TTTTACATCAGTAGTTGGTTCCCAACCAAATTCTTCTTTTATATGAGTATTATCAGCAGTATTATCTGGTGCTTCACATGTAGCACCTTCTTTTATAGGTACGTCATAGCCAGCCAATTCTGCCAAATCAGATACAGTATTACCCACTCCAGTACCAATATCGTAAGCGCGCTGTTGTGGCTCAGTGTCCGAATTGATAATAGCCAATATCGCTGAGACAACATCACTAACGTGAATAAAGTCACGCACGTGATTAGTACTATACTCAAGATTGCCTGAAAGAAGCCTACCCATGAACATAGTATCGCGAGCACCATCACCGTACACAGTTGTAAAGCGAAGCGCGGTTTGTCTAGCTCTTGCAGTTTCTTCGTTAACTTTCTTTGTTGTTCCATAAGGAGATAACCACCATCTGTGAATACAAGATGAGGAAGCATATAATAATGGTACATTATTCTTCCTACAGATTTGTTGTATTCGAGTTGTATTTTCTACATTGTTTTTCCAATATTCTTGTGGATATTCAATGCTACGTCTTACATCGGCTTGTGCTGCTAAATGAATTACCCAACTTACACCAGAAGGCAATTCAAAATTATCGATATGTCTCTCAATCTTTCGATCCCACTGATCTACAACATGTCCAGCTGCAATCAGTTCCTTTACCAAATGGGATCCAATGAACCCATGTGATCCAGTTACTACAATTTTCATTTGAGAATCCTCTAATATTACTGAAGCTATTTATCCTATTATACCATAAATTCGTCTAATAGTACACTCTTTTCTGGAGGTCGACCTTGTCTTTGTGCCCATCCTGATACCCAACCAGAATTATTTTGAATATCAGCAGCAATATGGTCAAATGTATCATCATTTCGTGGTACATAATTTTGACCAAATCTAACAAAATCACATAGAACATCTTCGTTATCTCGTGGAGCTCCACCCATACGTTCACATAATATATCCATAAATTTATCAGTACTATATCCACTTGACATCATTTTCATACACCTAACAGCATTATTACCAAAGTATCCATGAGACTGATCATCCACAAGATCTTTATGATAATCACCTAAATCATATGAAAAAGCAGCATAAACAAAGTTAAATTTTCTATGTCCTTGTTCAGCATTATATGCATTTAAAAAATCTGTAACTTGTTTATGTGTTTTCTTTTGGCCACTATATAACCAATCAATGAGTCTATCTAAAAGATGCGGTAATTCTTCAGTAAGATAATCAATAACACTTACACCTTTACGAGGAGCTGGAGGTTGATTTCCAATTGAAGTAAAAGTTGGAATTTTATTTGCTTTACGATATTTAAGATCAGCACTCATTTCTTCGATTGATTCTAAAACTCCCCATTTATGGACACAATTATTTCTATAACCATGATCTCTTGTAAATGATGCTCCAGATCCTGTGGCTCTATGACACATATAAGCAAATAACCACGTTTTAAGATCCCATTTTTCAGTGATATAACTATCAACTAAGTCTACGTGTTTTTGACCTAAAGCTTTATTCTTTAATTGATGATGTCTTTTTGGTGTTTCACTACGATATCTTAAATCTTGTAAAACATTTGAAAAACCAGCGGCATCTCTTGTATAACAATCGTAAATATCAATCTCTTGCATAAGATCGTCATTTACTTCTTTATTTGCTACTTCACCTGTATAAGGAACTTTCCCCCAATTACAATTAATTTGTAACCACTTGGCTCTTGGATAATAATAATCAACTAAAATATCAATTGCTTTTTCGTTAAGCCACATTCTTCGCCCACTCCCTATATGAATCTATAGTATTTGCTAATTCTAAATTTTGTAAAATTGGTTCTTTTCCTACATTCCAAAAGAGAATGTCTTTATTAGTATTTTTAGGAATATACTTCCATACTTTACCATCATAAGTATCTATAGTGGGAAAAGGTGGTAGGTTTTCTTTTTTCTCTGCTTGCAAAAATGCAAGAGGTTCACATATAGGTTCGGCGATTCCAAGTTCTCCAGCTTTCATATTACGAGATACACAAACCGAATAGAACTTCGCATTTGGCCATGCAATCTGAAGGGCACGAGTAAGTACACCTGTTGATGTAGCAGTATAAACTTCTTCTGGCTCTCGTATTTTTGAAGCTGTCTTTACAATACCAGCTGTGACCATTTCGTGTTTTAATCCAAGCGGTACAAAGAAAGCATTTTTTCTTTCAGAAGCCCATTTCTTTGCAATGGCATTTAGATTTGGCATAGCAGCTATTCTATGAAATTCGTATTTAGCTCCTCGTTCAATACAACAGGCTTGATGGTGACTAATCTTTTTTGATGAAGGCATAAAGAGCATGACATCTTTATTATGCTTCTTCGCTACGTCAAGTATACTAACACCAGCAAGACCAGTCCGAGGTTGAACATAAACGATAGTATCGATTCGAGAATCAAGACTACTAATAAGACAATCACCGCCACGAACTTTAGAACCCACAAGATAGTCGTCACGAACAACTCGTACACCATCGTGCATATCAACCACTGGTTCACCATAAGGATCTTCCCAATCTTTTGCTAAATCTAAATAATATTCTTTTGGATCTCCGTAGAATGGGTTTATATCTTTATTTACTCCATCTATAACATGATTTTCAAACGCCAAGTGGTGATACTCCCCAATCATTTCTTCTATGAAATGGAGGAGCAATGTGTACACTTCCACCGTGTTCCATATAAGTATTCGCATATTTTTCTGGATCCATAGTATACCAATGTTCAGGTGGCATTACTACTTTACCTTTTGATTCATCGTGTAATATTTCAATAAAACGATTTGTGAGATCATAACGTTCTTTCCATGATCCAAAGAATGGAGTCTTTTTAAAATAACCAGTTTTAGGCAACTTACGACCTTCGTATTCTACTGGAACAGGAGCCGTAAACCAAACGTCATCACCAAGTTCATTACCTTGACGAACATATTCTTTAAGAGTTTCTTTTAAGTCAAAACTAGGATAACGCAATATATGGTGACGAATATCAATAGAACCAAGGCATATCGTAAGTCTATGTACGGATTCTTTGAAGTCTTCTCTAAGTCCTCTTCTAAGAGATCCATAAAGTGTTTTGCCATCAGTACGATAAACACGATCGCCAGTAGCGCTAAAAGCAATTGTATGAGAATCTCCATAGGTAATTCCATCTGATATAATATTTTTTTGTGTTAAGAAAGGAATATATTTTATTCTTTCAGAAACCATATCACACCACTTTTCAGTGATGCCTTCATATGTAGTATTATTACCTATACGAACTTTTAGCATAGCTCCATAGTCTGGCATATCACAATCAAGTGACGTGATATTGTTACACGCTAACAACGTGTTTATTTTATCAAATATTTCTTTTGTAGCTCCACCAAATAAATTAAGTGTCCCACCAAAATTCACACCATGATCAACGTAAACTTGATCGGCTTTTAGAATATTAGCAGAGCACTTATGATCTATTGCGGCATTTAGTTGGTTTTGCCAAATTTGTGTCCATCCTAAAACATGCGACTTTTCAGTTTTAGGAATATTAGTGATAGGATTCGTTATGACTTTCATATACTGACCTCAAGCTGAAATCCTTTGGAAAGATCCATTCATATGGAATTCTTTTCGTAGGTGATTTTACTCCATGATTAATAGCAATATGCTTATAAAAGAAACATGTCTTATCTTCTATGTTCAAAAGCTTTTGCTCTTTAATTGGATTCATAGGATGATTCGACAATATCTCCATTTGTTCTAGCCATATTCTACCATATTCGTTAGTAGAAGTAAATAGTCCATTTTCATCTATTTCGTATTTTACTTTACTCATTAAATTTTTGCCACCAAATATTTGGTGCATGCCATCAAAATGACCAGTACCTCCAAACAGAACAGATTCTGGATCACAGACATTAGGATATGCCATAGCAATATAACGAGCAAAGTTTTTACATGGATACATAGGATTTCTAAATCCTTGTTCCTTCGCAAAATACTGTGCCATTTCTTTTGCAAGTTCCATCATAGTCCAAGGTCTATTTTTAGAACTTAAGATATGACCCATATCTTCAGCAGCTTGCTTTGGTCCAGTTAATAACCATTCACGAACATTAGTACCTTTAGGATAATAGATTTGAAATAAATCATTTCGAGCATGTCTATGATGTTCAAATCGTTCTTTTAATCCTTGTACACCATGATTCATTAGAGTTGTAAGTGTTAACCAATGTTCATTAGTAAAACTAAAAACGAGAGTATACCACATACGATGAAAATCATCGGTTACATCTGACATAATATCACAAAATGGATGTTCATGCCAGTGTAACCGATGTGAAAAGATTTGATAATCTTGTTTGAGTAATGTATCTTGTCTTTGATCGAACTTATGACAAAACTCAAAGAACTTTTCGAATCTCTGTTCTTGAGTCCAATCTTTCATCCAACTATCAACAGGTTTTCCTTTTTTATTAAGGTCTACTACTGATGTATTTTCATATAAGATATCATATTCATTAGGTGATAAGTTCATAATCAAAGAGTTCTTTTTTAGTAACGATCACCAAAAATGGTTTGTTGTTCGGCTTGCATATGCGCCATATCAATTTCAAGTTTAGTGATTCGTTCTTTTAGTTCAATTATTTCTTTATTCTTTTCAAGTTCTTCTTGTGCTTTTAATTTAGCATCTTCTTCACGACTTCGTCTCATCATATAATCATAATATGGTTCACGATGATTTCTTGTATCGAAAACATCGTCTTCGTTATCCTTGACACCGTGAGCTTCTCTCAGTTTTTGCAATAAGTTCATATCTAACTCCTGCTTCTTGAAATAATTGTTTTGTTAACGACCATGAATCATGCCACCGCTCATCTACATCAGCGCGCATCACGACTCTTTTTACTCCAACTTGAATTACACCTAACGCGCAGTTAGAACAAGTTGGTAAGCCAGTCACATACATGGTTGATCCATCTAATGAAACACCATTGAAACCAGCATTATAGATGCAGTTCATTTCAGCATGAACTACAAATTTGTATTTCTTTTCTCGATTTGTATACCTTTCTGTTGAATCTAGTATTTTACGTGGAAATCCATTATAGCCTTGAGCCAATACTTGACCTTTATCACCAATAGCCACAGCGCCTATTTGGCGTGATGGATCTTTAGACCATGTAGCAATATGCTCAGCAAGATCTAAATAACGATAATCCCATTTATTTAACAAGGTGAAAATGCCTTTCGTAGACATGAAGATTTTGTACTTGCCAAATAATATGACCTACTTCCATATCCTTTCTATAATCACTGTCCCAAGCTTGAGCATGATATAGGCTATTATAATTTTCTACAAAACTTGATAACACAAATTGTTGCCACGCATAATCGTTTTTATATCCATATACGACATCGTTTGATCGCATTTGAACAACTGCATTGATTTGACCATCTCTAATATAGTAACTAACGGCATTAGTACAAATAAAATCATTTTTACCATTTTCGTTGTACTCTTGCCAAATTGAAGGGCGATTATAAATCATCGTAGCTCTACGACTATCAGGATTTGCAAGTAATTCATCAAGTGCTTGATTATACTGGCTATAATATATATCATCGAAAATCAATTTTCCGTAATTAGAATTGATTTCTCCATGAGTATTAGCTGTATATTTCCATGCAGCTGGAGCATCAGCACCAGACTCTTTATGAATATCATAAATATTAGTCGACATCGACTGATACCATGCAATTTCAGCAGCAACATAGTCTTCATTAACTGTGCCAAAAATACTTGGTTCATCTGCTATGAACGAAGCACCAATCAATTCAATTGTTTTTTGGCCTGTTTTATCAGTGGTGAATGCTTCATCGCTCAATTCGCCAATAAAATATTCACGGATATCATGTACACTATTTAATTTCATGGTTATATTCTATCACAAATCTTTCTTAAAGTAAACAATATTTTGTTCTTTTTCTCGATCATCTCGTTCATATTGTTCTCTATACTTATTATTCGCTTTAATGACTTCTTCAATAATCGAAAGAACTCCAAGACCTGCGGTTTCAACAATTGCTTTTGTATCTTTCGGGAAACATGCTCCACCGAAACCTCTTTTGTTGTCAAATCCTGGAACTTTAGTATGACCATGACCAATTCTCTTATCAGCTCCAGCAGCATTAAATACTACAGAAGGATTAGCATCGTATTGTGCACAAAGATCATACATTTGATTAAAGAACGTTACTTTAGTCGCTAAGAAAGAATTAATAGTATATTTAACTAAAGAAGCTTCAATCATAGTCATAGTAAAAAACGATGCAGGATTACATAAACTATAACCCACATATAAATCTATAACATCATCTACAGCTTCAACTGGGCCACCTAAAATATGAAATTGTGGATTAATAAATTGTTCTGCTGCTGATTTTTCAGTAAGAAATTCTGGATTATACACCACATCTGGATGCATCATTTCTTCAACGATATGAGGTGGAACAGTAGATTTTAGAATAATTTTTGCTGGAAAATCATTTGAGAGTAATTCTTCCATGACTTCTCGAACAATACTAAAATCGTCCATTGGTGTTGGAACACAAACGAAAATAAAATCTGTATCATCATCAATGTCCATAATTTCAGTGCCAAGTTTTGGATCAATGTGTTGTTGAGTTACATGAGGATGATTAAATCCATATGCAACTGCGCCACCGACAAATCCTAATCCGACAATAGCTATTTTTTGTTCGTGCATTCCGAAACTCTCATCCTTAAATCGCTCGTCGAAAAGCGATGATCCCTCTTGTTGAAATAAAGTTGTATTCCCCTTTTCCTGCATTCGTCTTTTCCTGTGAATTCTTTATCCCGATATTCTTCACCGAGTATTCGAATATCAATAGGATACATGTTGAGAATGTCGAGTAAATCATTTTCAGTCGTATATACGACTACTTCATCGACATATTTGATTGCTGCTAATTGTGCCTGTCTCTCAACAACAGTTTGTACAGGTGTATTTTTTAATCTGCGATCAATCGAAGGATCCACCTGTAATCCAACAATGAGATAATCACAAATTGATTTAGCTTCACGCAACATTGCTACGTGCCCAGCATGCAGTAAATCAAATGTACTACATGTAAAACCTATAGTGTCTTTAGAATATTCCACGTATTTTTCCAATCCATAACTGTAAATGATTTACCGCATGGCATTTCATTTACTGCATCATAAATTTCAGCGTCATTACCACCAAATTGTGTTTTATCGCCAAAGAAATATATATTATCGTAACGATTGAAGTCTTTTAGAATTTGAGCCTTATTACAACCTAACGGAGTAATATCAATTCCAGTTTCACCAGCCACTTTAAATTCAATATCTTTAAAATGTTCTCTAAGTCTACTTGCAATTTTATCTCTGTCTTGATTTAGTTGATCATATTCGACATATAATTTACGTTCACCAAGAGTACAATTACGACCAACAATACTAAAGTTAAGTAGACCTACTCGTTGTTCAATGTGATTACCTGTTCGAAGTGGAAATTTATTTTCTCTTAATTCAAATTCCAAAATACGAATGAGATGATCAGATGCCGTCCAATCACTTTCATTAATACAAACGTTTTTTCTAAAAACTTGTGCACCAGCACATTGATAAACACGTTTACACGATTCGTAAATACATTCACCAATCTGTTCAATAGTTTTTGGTCTATCACTGCCAGTTACAAGATAGACCTCGTTCTTTTCGATGAACTTAGAAAACCATACAGCAAATTTTTTATCCATACGTCCACGGCTTGGAGTTAGCGTGCCATCTACGTCAAAGATATATTTATTCTTCTGCTTGCGATTTACGTGTGGTATTGACATTAATTGGCCTATTCAAAAAATCACGACCTGGTTCTTGACCATCCATACCACCTTGCATATAGGCTGCAAAGAAGGATGCATAGTTAATCATATCTATACATGAATCTTCGAGCGATTCAAAATTTGGTGCGTAATCAGGATCACTTTCCATTGCTTCAAGTACTGACTGCATACGTAAAATCTTGGCATGCATGATATCAAGAATGGTTGCGCAACCACGCGGATAATACATGGCTTGACGAATACGTGAATTTGGATTTTGGTAATCGTTACCTTTTTTATTTTGAATTTCAGCTGCTTTTTGCAGGATCTTTAAACTGTCTTTCATTAACAAACTTCCCAACCTAAATTTTCTACAACCCAATCGTTGCCTTTATCTTTTGCGATAGCACATACTATTTGTTCACGAGGCTCTGTATCCATATCATTAATTGTATTAACGGCATTTTCTATATTGCCAAGAGAAATTTGAACGTCAACAAATTGAAACGCTTTTAGATCATCAAGATAAAGATCTTTCAAATCTTTGTCTTCGATTGAGTAGCTAAATGTTTGATCGATAAGAGTTTTAACGGCGTTCATAGTATTCTCCTTCATTTGATATATCTATCCTACCATAACCAGAATACATTGTACATGCTTTTGTTTCATTTGAAATCAATGGCTTATCATTTTTTTCGGTCTATAATAATAACCATCATACTGACTCTTTTGCATTTTAAGTAAAACTTTATTAGCTTCTTCATAAGCAAAAAATGTATGTGGTACAACTTGACCAACTTTAAAAAGCTCTTTAGTGTCGATAGTACTATAAAATAAGAAATGAGTAAGTTCGCCTTGAGAAGCTCGAGATTTCATCATTTCTAATTTTTGCTCTGCAGTTTTACCATCACGTGACTTGCTTCGCGTTATATTATAGTTAATGCTTTCTAATCTTTTAGCATCAACAAGATGATCAAGAATTTTAAAATCATGTTTATAATTACTTGGCATTTTTACTAAAGGTTTGTCAGCACCATAAAGTAACCACCACTCAAGTAAAAGATAATCACAGTGTTTTCTGTCTATATATGATCCTTTAGCGTATTGATGATTAGCATAATTACAAAAGTCTTGAGTAACTACAATATCGCGAGTCACTAAATTAGAAAGTTGATTAATCATCGTTATATTTTCCAAGTTTAAAAAAGTGTTTATCAATTTCCCAAAATCTTTTCATTATAGGTTTACTCATATCTTTTTCTACAAGGGTTTTAATTGGATTTGAAAAAGACATTATTGCACATACTGTACCACAATCTAAAACATATCTTTCATTTATTTTAGGAAAAAACACTATGACATTTAAAGGCAAATGTGTAGCAGGAACTAATCCTGGAGAAACTAAATATGGTTGATCATTCCAAAAAATTGGATCGACAAATTGAACAAATGTATCTTTAACATTGATAGTACAATCGAATTCAAACTTTAAGGCAATATAATTATCAAGATCTCCACCCATTTGTTCGGCTGAATGATGTGATATTGTTTTTAAAGTAGTGAATCGATTTTTGTATTGAAAATTATATTCACCTTTATCACTTGTTTCTATCATAATATCACAAGGAAATTTAATAGCAACTGAATGTTTAAATAGCGTATTAAAAGCTGGACAAGCACGAGATGTTTTTATATTCGAAAGTGCACGAGGAGTATATAATCCGTTCATTATATTTTCCCAATTTTTTCTCAAGAAATCAGTACGACTTGTGATAGTTCCATCAACCAATGTAGGATGTTTTTTAAACCATTCAGGTTTTTCTCTAGATAAAAAATCACCTTCAATGTTATGACCAAGTTCGCCTTTTACAGCCACATAATAATTTAAATCTTTCATTTTAACTCCCTAGAAATTTTTATAAACATATTCTAAAGCTCTATCTGCTTCTTTTTCCATTTGTCTGTTTTCGTACCAATTACCGGTTTCTTGATCAAGTTCTCTACACATAGTAGTAATTTCTTGACATGTGATTGGATAATTATTTTTTACAGCATTACCAGCAATAGCAACCATAATTTGATACATTTTATGATACCAACCAGTATTATTTATTAAGCGATATTCAGATTCCAAATTTTTAGGAAAGAATGGACAATCACGATATGATGACCAATTAAAATTTGTATTATCAAGTTTAGATTTACGATGTTCGATAATTTGAGATTGAATTACTTCAGGCAATCTATCGAAAAAATTATTACTTGTTTTAATTGGAGCTGGATGTTTTGCCATCAAAACATCTGGATCTATAGCCACACCAGTATGATCAAAAATAAAGTTGAAAGCAGACTTGTACGTGCCAGGGATATAATACATTCGTGAATAATCTTTAGTCTGTTTATCTCCAATCGAACCGAGTTCGGTATTGAGGGCATACCAGAAAGCTCTGATGTTATCTGCTTCAACTCTTTTCGTAAGTGGGAACACAAGCCTAAACTTAGGATAATCTTCTCGACTGCTAGCAGTACTATAGCAAATAAAGCTGAACTTATTATATAAGGTAACCAACTCATTTTGTAGATCTCCTTCAAACTTATGGTCATCAACATCAACGGCACACCAACCACCCCAATCAACTACATTGGCATTAGCTCGAGTTGTATTGGGTTGGTAAGTGGCAGGAGATATGAGTTGTGCTTCTTGTTTAGATTCACGAGGCACTTTAGCGAGATCGTATAACAATTGTTTGAACTGGTCAAAATTGTCCAAGTCCATACGACGATGTGTCTTATTGTCAAATACGCTTTTAAACAGCGTTAGAGAGATCTCCATGATTATCCTCATGATTTGGTGGTGTCCATCCACCTGGCTTTAATAGATCAGGAAGACCAAAGCGATTTGGTCGACCAGGTTTTACGCCTGCTTTTTTGGCCATATTTGCTTTATAAATTTCATCCCATGCTTTATTGGCATCCACACCAAAAACGTCGAGAGTACCGATAGCAAAAACACAAAGGTCAATAAGACCGTCAACGATTTCCTCGGAATCGCCATTATTAATTGCTTGCATTGTTTCATGTAATTCCTCATTACACATCAAAAGACGAAACATAAGATACTTTTTCATAAGATCTTTGTTGTCTTTATTATTTTCAAACCAATCATGTACACCGTATTTCTGGTGCATTTCATTGATATCTTTTACCCAATTTTCACTCATAGGCCTATTATACTCCATTTTTCATTTTTTGTACATACTTTACACAAAGAAATCTTCTAGTGTTGCTTGTTCTTCGGCTGACCACCCAACCGCATTGAGAATAAAGTTAAGTGGCTCGATGAAAGTCTTTTCGAATTGTAAATCATAATCAACATATCGGTGTAGCTTGAATTCTTCGGGCAAAACATCTGGATATGCGATTACGTTTTCTTGAATTGGATTTGGAACTTTAAGATACGTGAATTTGAGGCGATCACCATTTACAACCGACTCATACTTTTTTGTAAGCTTATGTTGTTTTAAGTATTTGTTATATAAGATAGCACCACGAACATGAATCGGTGTACCTTTCTTATATGAACCACGTTCCATCCAATCCGTAATATTAGATATAGATCTTGGAAAACTTACTTGCTCTGGAGGCAGACTATTGAATTGTTGTCTAAAATCTGCGATATATTTTTGAGTTTCGGCCTCTGTACCAGACAAGATAATCTTAAAGACTTCTTTAAATTTGTCACGTACTACTTCAGGTGTAGAAGATTTAATAGCCTCGATGCCCATAATTTTGAGTTTTGGCTCAGCATATTGTACGCCTTCGTTATTATGAACATTTAGAATATAGCGTTTCTTTGCTGTCCAAATACCACGATCAGCAATAACTTCTCTACCCATTTCCATACGATTTTTATGGCCATTCATATTTTTAAACAATTGTTTATATGCTTTGGCTAATGCTGGCTCAAAATGATCTTTACATATCTTATCTAAAAATTGAACTGGATTCTTAGGTTTTAATAACCCAACCAAAGGGCCAAAATTAACATACAAAGAATCAGTATCAATAGCAATAACATAGTCTGCATCGGTTTTTAATAGTTGATTCATGGTCATATTCATAGCTTTTTCAGCCCATTGTATAGCAAGCTGACCAGATAAAGTTACGCCTTCGGCAAGTCGCAAATCAAAATATTTAAAGTATTGATTACCCAATGCACCATACAGTGAGTTCATCAAAATCTTAATCGCCATTTGCTGGTTACCAAGAGTATTTATTTCATTTTGTAAACTTTCGTCTTTTGTTTTTTGATATTGTTGCTCAGTAGCAAGCATCATATTTTTGATAGATCGACGTTCGTCATAGTAATCTTCAATAATGCTTGGAATTACACCATCAATATCTTTACGATATGTAGAACCATTAGCTGCTACTGCGTAATTACTTTCAGTTGGAAGTCCACCATTCAAATAATGGTCAACACTATTAATTTGATTTTGGCTAATCAAAGTTTCGGGTGACATATTGTTTTGAACAATAATATTAGGATATAGTGAATTTAAATCGAATGATACAACCCAATCATGAGCACCAACCATAGGATCTTTTACATAACCACCAGCAAATTTTGATTTATGTGCTTCAGGTGGAAAAGCAGGTGGTACAATTTTTTGTGAGTTAAGTTTACGATAGATGATTGATTCCCATATCGCTGTAGTACCAAATGTATCTTGATAATTTACACCACCTTTATATGCGATAGTCATAGCCAAAGTAATAAGACCAAGTTTATCTTCGAGACGATCAACAAGTTGTACGTCTTTCATATTATAGTCGATATACTTTTGGAAATCATCTTTATAAAGATTGCGAAGAGAACCAGATTCTTCAAACGAAAGCTTTTTCTCGCCAAGAACTACATAAGCAATATGGTCAAGTTTATATGATTCTTGTGGACCATATGTATAACCAAATTTTTGAAATAATTCGAGGTAATCGAGTGTTTGAATACCTTTAATATCGTATACATCTTCTTCTTTACCACGACGAGTAATTTTACGATAGTCTACCATACCCCATGGAGAGAATCGCTTGATATCATTAAGACCAAGGATTTTGGCACAACGATTAATAAGATACGGAATATCAAAGAATCGAGTATTCCAACCTGTGATAACATCAGGCGTACGAGCAGGATCTGACCACCAATTGAGAAATTGACGAAATAAATCTTCTTCGTCATGACATTTAGTATACAAAACAGGTTGAATAAGAGCTTTATCTGTGTCGAAATCACCATAACCCCAAACCCAATACACATCAGATTTGCTTGATTTTACAGTGATAGCTAAGACACGTTGATTGGCTTCAGACGGATGTGGAAATCCATCATCGTATTCAGTTTCGATATCGATCGTGGCCACATTAATAAGCTCACGTTTAAATTCGATTTGTTTTGGAAACTTAGATGTGATGTATTGATGAATATAATTTGGATTACCAAACACAGATCTATTAGCCACATCTTTATTTGATTCGAGCCAACCTTTGGCATCTCTCATAGAATCAAAAGACAGTCGACCAACTTTTTGACCATATAATGATCGCCAACCTGTATCTTTTTCAGACATAACAAAAAACTCTGGCGAAAACTTATCCTTACGATAAACATTTTTGCCAGAGTTATCATAGCCACGGTACAACATAGAGTTACCGTAGCGAACTACAGAAGTGTAAAAGTTTGACATAATATAATTCTAACACAATTGCGTTGGAATGTAAACCGCTAAATGCGTTCTTGGTCTAAAAAATATGAATAAGCTACTTTACCAGAAGCAATCATACAACCTTCACCAGTTCGTTTAACTGCTCTAATATAAACAAATTCATCAGGTACTTTAACCCATAATGAGTCAGCAACTCCTTCGGTAAAAGTCTGACCCATCATAATCATAGTATATTGTTCATCATTTAACCATTGAACAAGTGAAACTAAATCACCGCACATAGCGCCAACAAATCTTTGTTGAGCTTGTTGAGCACTAGATGATAATGGGATCAGGCCCAAAAAACATATTGCTAATACTTTACATAAGTTCGAAATGTGGTCCATCGATAAAAGGCCTCCGACCTTGGCTTCGACGAAGATCTATATATGCGTTCATAGCATCTTCAGCCGATCCAGGGTAGTCCCTAATATCTCCTTCAGACCAAGCGGCGCCCCACTTGATCGCTACTCCAAGCTCTTCAGCGGCTTGTTTGAAAGCGTCACAAATATCGTCGTATACATTAAGTTCCCAAACTACATCCGATCCATCGTATGCTACTACATCCACGGCATGTGAATAACCGGAATCTTGAATAAGATGTTTTGATTTCATTGTTTGAGAACGTCCCGAAGCAACAAGCTTCTCTTGTTCTTCAATTGTCCGTACTCCATATGTTACACCAAAATCTACTTTTGTGTATTCAATTGCACGTTCTACAACGGCAACCATATCTGGATGTACACCTTCTAGTTTTCCACGGCTTCGTGACGATAAACTAAATCCCATAGTAATTTCCTTTGATTGTTGCTATTAATGTATATTTATATTAAATGAAAAAGGGGCAATAAAGCCCCTTCCATCATTTTTCTTTTGTTGTTACAAATTCATAAAGCTTATCAGCTTGTGCTTTAATTTCGTCAGGTGTAATTGCCTTTGGAATATAATTTTTATAAGCTTCTAATGCTTGTTCAGCATTGTCTTTATACATGTCCATTGCTTTATAAGCAACTTCCATTTGAATATCGTATTGTTTGTCAAGCATTTCTTTTGCCATATTCAATACATCGTAACGAATTTGATAAGGGTTATTTGCCATTTTGGCCTCCTGTGTGTTGTGTGTGGGAGAGGAGCTTAACGCTCCCCTCTAAGTGATTTTACTTGCATCATACAATGTTTTGCTTCTTCATAATAACCAAGTGAAGCAAGATGCGCTGCGGCTCTACTATATCCTGCTATTTCACAGAAATGATTAAAGCCTGACCAAAAACCTTGAAGAGGTGTGAATGTGTATTTCATTACTGTATCCATTACACCCACCCCGTTAGGTTTTGATTTACTGATCTTTTCATATCAGTATCACCTTTAGCGATTGAATAAATGTCGCCTCTGGCAATTCCAATATCTGTCAATTCTGCATCAGTTAACCGTGATAATTCTTTCACAGTTTCATTGATTTCTCTTTGACGCTTTACGTATGCGTTCCAAGATCGAAGAAAATCGAAAAGACCTTCAAGCGGTTTCGTTAAGAAGTTGCTTACTTCCAGTACTAGTTGAGTCATTTGTTAATACCCCGTTAATTGAAATTTTACGGGGACGCTTCTCTTCAGGAAGAATTCGCTCCAAATGAATTGTAAGTAATCCATCTTCCAGATCGGCTCCAGTGACTTCTACAAATTCAGAGAGCCTAAATGACCTCTCGAATTTACGACCGCTAATGCCCTTGTGGACATAAAGTTCTTGATTCCGACGTTTTTCTCTATCACCTCTAACAGTAAGAATACCATCATGCATAGTAATATCAATGTCTGATTCTTTAAATCCGACAACAGCAAGTTCAATGAGATACTCGTCTTCAGTATTTTTTACTACGTTATGAGGTGGATATTTCCCGTGCCGATGATCAAATGTCATTTGCTCGAGTTCGTTAAAGATGTGGTCGAAACCCACGAATGCTCCACGAGGGAAGCTAAAGTTAGTAGTCATATTTGACCTCCTATTAAGTAAGGTTGTAGATGGACCCATTATTGGCATCCATACATTATATATAATTATTAATTTTTAAAAGTACATAGGTTAGAATTAATTTTTATTTCCAATATTATATTTAGGGCATAAATTCCAATTGTCTTTATCTTTATAAGAAATAATTTTAATTTGACGAAGTGGGGCCAATTCTTGTAGATTATTCTGTGATTCAATACTAATAAGACCCCAATCACTCATAAGCTGAGCAATCGTATTCCTACGCGCAATATCATTTTCTTCTAAATTGGATTTCTTTCCGTCAAGTAAAAATAATTCTTTGAAATGTACAATAAAATATCGACCTTGTTTATGTAAAATATGACAAGATTGATATAATTTATTATCTTTACGTGAGGCTACACCGATGCGAGTTAGTGTTTCTCTTACTTTGAGAAAATCATCTGGCTCGTTGAGTGTGACTTCTAACATAGAAGCAGGTGTCCACTCGACTATATTATTTTCTTCCACCTTTATAAACCTTCTTTTTCAATATATTTAGTTGTTCTTTTGTAAGAAGGGACAAGGCTTGTTTAGCTTTTTCATCATTATACCCATAATATTCCTTGACTACTTCCACATCACTTACGATCTCAGGTTTATTCCATTTTGAGAATCGTTTCTTTTTTCTAACTATATTTATAAGAAAATCGTTTTGTAACTTATTGTCAAGGTGGTGGTTTCGATTCATCTCATTTGCCATCAATACAGTATCAGCAAAATAAGAGAGTCCACGATTAACCATAAAAGAATTATATTGATCTTCACTAATATCATCAACTATGATATTCTTTTTACCATAGTTGATTTCTTGTAAAAAATCGAAAGGACTACGAGAATTCGACATTAGCCATAATCTCTGTTAAACATGCAACAATATTCAATTCATGATCAGCAACGAAAGCATTCTTATATTGATAATCTGCCAATATGAGAACGAGTTGAGGAATTGATTGTGGATTTAGTTGATCATACATACGATCATATATACCTCTAAATATAGCAGACGAATCTGTATCTACATTATTGGCTACCCATTGTCTCATCTTTTTAAAATCTTTAGTCTTAAGATATTTAAATAAATCATCAAAAGAATGATTTGAAGCAGTTGTCGTAATAGATCCCACAACACTATATTTTTGTAGTTCGTTTAAGATGCGTCTCCAATCTGGAGCAAACTTCATAATAAGATCTACGACCGCTTGTTGTTCATAATTTACACCTTCACGTTCTAAAATAACTTTAGCCCGTTTCATAAACTCAGCACATAAAGGTTGTAAGTCTTTTTTACTTGTATTAAATTCAAATACAGCACATCTTGAATGTAGTGGTTCAATAATACGATTTTTAAAATTACAAGTAAGAATAAATCTACAATTACTACTAAACTCTTCTATAAATCCACGAAGAGCTGGTTGAGTAGATTGCGCATTAAGATAATCAGCTTCGTCAAGAATAATAACTTTGTATCCACCTTGTAAAGAAACAGTACTCGCAAATTGTTGTAGAGTAGTTCTTAGTGTATCAATATTACCAGATTTCGAAGCATTGATTAGGATATAATCTAATCCAAGTTGATTACACATGGCCATTGCTGCTGTGGTTTTACCAAGACCAGCAGTGCCCGTAAATAACATATTTGGCAATTCGCCATTATCAACTATTGCTTGTAGTTGATTTTTAAGAGCCTGTGGCAAAATTGTTTCTGCCACAGACTGAGGACGGTATTTTTCAACCCATAAGAATTCATTCATTTACATTCTCCATTACAAAAATTATATCACAGTTAGTCAAGAATGTAAATTATTTTTCTTCATCTCCAGTTTCCATTGCTTCTTCTTGCTCAATTTGCTCAGAAGTCTGAATAATGAAAATACATTGATCACGAAGTTGACCAATAGTGGAGAGTTCTTCTCCTTTGAAAGCGCCACGTTGTGTCATCGCATCGATAACTGCCACCGTACTACGGCTAGCTTTATTTGCATTGTCGCGCAGCTGTGCGTAAAGTTCTTTAGAACCCATATTATACTCCATATGTTGAGGATTTTTCAAGTGCAATCCAATATTGAACGTTCATTTCTTTATGTTTAAACTCTGAAATAAGTTTAGACGAAATACCTACAGTATAATCACCTGGTAGGATTTTTAGATTATTAATGCTTACAATAAAATTAAATGTAGCATCAGATGGAAACTCACCATCTACATCGATCGAGAAAGCATTTGATGTTGAGTTTTTGCTATCAACTACTGAGAGGCTCAAGACTCCATCTTTTCCTGAGATAGAAACTTCACCATGTCCAAGAGTTGAAGCTGCGCGCTTTAGTTTATTAAGTGTTTCATTAGTTAACTCAAACGTCACATCTACGGCAGGCATTGTAACATCCTTGCCTGGGGCAGTCAATGTTTCTTCAGCTGAATAGAAATATTTGACTTTAGATCTACCAGTGGAATCTGCCACAATTACGTAATCATCCTCAAACTTAAGTTGAGGAGTATCTACAAGACCGAGAACACCAATAAATTCGTTAAGATCATAGACACCAAAATCTTTTGGAAAGTCTTCATTTACAGAAGCACGAGCAAATACATTGCGTGCCTCACTAATTGTTTTAATTGTTGTGCCTTGTCGAATAATGATATTAGGATTAATACCAGAAAAATTCTTTAGTACACTTAGAGTATTTTCATTCAATTCCATTATATAGCTCCGTTAGAATATAGATTATCATACCACATTTTTATCGTTTTGTAAACCATCATGCTGCCATCTTACTAAAATTCTTTTCTTTTTTAAACTCAATTTTAGATTCAAATTTGCCATCAAGTATATCACCTTTATGAGATATAACAAATACGTTAGTATCATCAGAAAGCGTATGTAATATTTTCAACAAGTTTTCAACTCCATCATGATCAAGACTAGAATCAAACGTTTCATCTAGTATCAATAAATTAGTAGCCACAGAGTTTTTCATCTTTGCTATATGTCTCCATGTAAATAGCAATGAAAGGTCGATTCTTTGTTTTTCACCTTCACTAAACGAATCATATGTAAATTCATCTCTATGACGTGATCGAATAGTCTCTTTAAACTCTTCATCTAAATCAAAGTGAACAAAGAAATCGAGAACCTGTAGATACTGATTAACGAGTTTATTTATAACAGGCAAATACTGTTTAATAATTTTAGTTTTAATTCCAGTATCTTTGAGCATTTCGCTCATAACCATATTATAATTTAATTCATCTTTATAAGATAATTTTTTATCAAGTAAATTATCTTTCAAATCTTTTAAATTTTCAAGATCTGTTTTTGATTTCGCTACATCACCATCATTGCTACGTATTTGTGATATGGAAGAGGTGAGACCTTTAATCTGTCCTTGCAACCGTACGATTTCTCTATTGTTGCCAGATACAAGTGCGGTTTTTTCTCTGATTGCATTAGCTGCGGTGTTGAGCCGTTCAATAGTTGATTCCACAATAGACGACTGGTCAGAGACATCGTCCAACGCTTTTTGTATCTCTGCTGCCTTAGTTTTGGCGGTGGACAATTTCTTCGATCGAAGATCTGAATCAATATCTTGGGAACATGTGGGGCATGTATCATTTTGTTCATAAAATTTCGAGTCTTTGACGAGGGTCGAGATTTTTTGATTGAATTCAGCTTTATACTGTAAGAGAGCTTGTTTTTTGTCGTGATTTTTCTTGAGACCTTCTTCAAGCCCAATCGATAGCTTCTCGATTTCTTCGGACGTGTTGACGTTTTCCAACTGTAGATTCTCGATGGAATCTTCTGCGAGGAAGATTTGTGTTTCTTTTTCTTCAATTTGATCATTGCTTAAAGCTTCTACTTCTTTAATATACTTACGCTGAAGATCAATCTTTTCTTTTGTGATTTCTAAATCATAATCTGTAGACTTAAGATCTTCTTTTAACTTACCAGTTTTTTCTTTTAGAAGTGCATTCATTTTTGAAAACACATTAATGTCCAAAAGATCCTCGATAACATCTCTTCGGTGCCAACCTGCAAGCTGCATGAAAGGAATGAAAGATGAGGAGCCAAGTACTACCACCTGATGAAAACTTTTATGATTAAGTTTCAAGATGTTTTGTTCGAGGATCTTTTGGTACTCTTTGGCATGTGATGATTGATTAATCATTTTATCATTACGCCAAATTTCAAATACGTTTGGTTTAATACCACGTACAATTTTATAATGAGTAGAACCAATACTAAATTCTACTTCAACAATACAAGATTTTTGATTAATAGAATTTACAAGTTGTGGTTTATTAATATTACGATGTGGTTTTCCAAACAAGCCAAATGAAATGGCATCTAACATTGTAGATTTACCAGCTCCATTTTGGCCAACAACTAATGTTGATTTGGTATTATTCAAATCGATTTCTGTAAAAGAATTTCCAGTAGATAAAAAATTCTTCCAACGTACTTTCTTAAATAAAATCATGCTATTTCTAGTGCCTGTGCTTCTGTCATTAGTTCGCGCATTTGGACTTTGATTTTGTCTTTATCCAATTCAGTATCAACGCCATCAATATAGTCATCTACTAATTCTGCAGTGTCATCAACACGCAAACCTTCATCATCTACATTATCACCAACAAATTCACTGAAATTTTCAGAGATTTTTAATTCGTGAATATTCCTATTCTGTATTCTATCAACAAATCGATCAAAAGTAAACCCATCATTTTTATTAATCACAGTGATTTTTACAAACTTTTCATCAAGATAAGATACATCAAAATCTTCATAGTTTTGTTTTTCATCGTCATAATAGATACGTTCGAATAGAGTATAAGGATTATGTATACGTGTTATCTCACGAGTCTCAGTATCAATGATATGAAAATATTTTTTATCACCAGCATCAGACCAGAAAAATTCCATTTGTGATCCTAAATACCAAATATTATCTTGTTTAGAACCTACATGGAAATGACCAGTTAAAACTTGTTCAAATTTACTAAATAGACTTGCATCCATGCCATGTGTATTTTTTACACCTCTCATCATTTCAAAACCATTCAGTTCTAAATGACCTCCAAGCCAATCAGCTTCACAGGTGGCCACAAACTTCATAGATTTGTCATAATTATCTTGACAAATCCAAGGAAGTAAAGCAAGTTTAAGAGATCCATATTCCATTACAGTAGGTTCCATAATAATATGGATTTCATTCATATAATGACCAAGGCATTCTTTTAATGAATTTAAATCATTTGTATTTTTATAAAATGTATCATGATTACCAGGAATAATATCCATTGACATACCACGATTTCTCAACTCATTTAAGAAGTGTTTACGATTATGGTTGAGAGCTTTAAAATTAACAAACTTGCGATGATCATAATAATCGCCCAAGTGAACGATTTGCTTAATATCATGTTTATCACATTCTGGAAAGAAAATATTTTCATAAAAGTCTTGAGCATTTTTTAAAAATATTTCTGATGAATTACGAATTCCAGTATGAGTATCATTTAGTACAGCTATTTTCATTACATAAAATCACTTAAATCCGAGTCTGCTGATTTTGTTTGACGTTTAATCTTTTTCTTTTCTTCTTTGACAAAGTCTTTAACTTCTGCATCAGCCGCTCGAACTTTATCGATACGGTCACGCAACGTATCCACAAATGCTCCAGCCACATGCGCTGCTATATCCTCACCACCAACATCAATAAAGTTTTCAACTCCTGAGCGAGTAAGATACTTAATTTTGATGTCTTGTTGTTTCTTTTCTTTTGCGATTCTTCTTAGAAAGGCATACCATGAGATTTGCGTAAAATAAGCAAAAGCATTTGGTTTACCTGTACGAGTAGCGGCTTCAATGTCATAGTTATTGATAGCTTTCAAACAATTCTCTACAGCATCCATTACCATTTCTTCGCGATAAGTATAACGAATAAAATTTGATTTGTGAGACAAACCTTCAGCGATTCTAAGAAAACACTGAGCAATATAATCTGGTACAAGTGGAATTTTGTCTTGATTGTTTTTAGCTTCATTTACTACTGTTACATAGTCTACCACAGCCTGAGAAAAATCAGCATTATTTACATAGTGTATGCTTTTTCTTTTTGCCATAATATAACTCCATTAATAATAATATTCTATCAAAAAAATAAAGAAATGTACATATAATTTTTTTAGTTTAAAAGGAAAAAATAAAGGGTTTACAAACGGTAAAAACTATGGTAGAATTAACTGTAGTTAGGAGGGAGGAGAGAATACCCCCTTCTAATGTATTGTATTTTTACCTGTAGGAAATTTAATTACATTGTTATCAGAATCTGGACTATGCATACTGTCTAAAAAATTATCGAAATCTTCATCTGTAATACTATCTATGTCCATACCCATTTGTTCGGCGAGTTGATCGAATGAAAAATCTGTTCTATTTTTTTCTTGTTTTAATCCCAAAATACTTCGCGCGTAATGTGATAACATACTATCACTTGGATTTGCTTCACCAATTACTTGATTGGAATTTAAAATATGTAATTCACTTGGATCATCAACAAAAGAAAACCATGGACGAAAAGCATAAAATCTTACGCCTCGTTGAAAATCTTCGACCACCATAATTTTCATACAAGATCTTACAACAAGGCCAGCATCTCCTGTATCAGAAGAAACTACTTCACAAATTACTTCATCGTCATTTACCATTTTAAATTGTTTAATTGTTGGTTCGTTCATAAATCCACCGTATGAGTTTTATATTTAAATTTTTCTTTTTGGTAAATCTTAAGACGCTCTTCACCATGTGAATAAGCAAAATTCTTACCTGTAATATTATCTATAATATCATACAACTTAGTTACTGATCCGTCTTCGCTTTGTCTGAGGCCTCTACCGATCGATTGTAAAACACGTATCTGGGATTTTGACGGACTAGCAAATACGATATTATGCAAATTCCGAATATTAATACCAGTACTAAAGGTACCAAGACTTGCAACAATAATAGCGCCATGTTGTTTCTCCACTATTTTACGAATTGCTTCTCTATCTTCAGTGTGTGTTTGTCCAGATACAAAAAATATTTTTCTGTCTTCAGCTGCCTTATCTTTAATTAAATTGAAGAGTGGTTTTCCATGATTATCCACAAGGTTGTATAAGACGAGAGTATTGCCCACAGAAGCCAAAGCCAAGTTACGAATAAAGCGATTACGTAAATCGTGCTTGACAATCCAATCGATCTCTTCTTGATAAGTCCTTTTACCGAAGTCAGAAGTGTCTTTATATTTAATTTCCAACCTGTCAATGTTGAGGTCTGCAAGGGTTTTTTCGTCTTGGAGGTCTCTTGTGGTAGTGACGCGGTGTATCTTACCAAAAAGTCCCTGAAGGACGAGCTCGTGGGTTTGTGTGCCATCTAATGTTCCTGTTGTACCATATCTGAATCCAGCTTCTGTAGCTTTATTCATAATATTCATCAATGATTTAGATTTAAAACCATGACATTCATCACCAATTACCATTCCAAATTGATCGAACCATGCTTTTGGCAATTTATAAATTGATTGCCATGTAGATATACAAATCGCAGCATCAAATTTTTTGTCCTTACCACTATATATACGATGCATACCTTTAGGTCCCTGACCATATTCAATAAGATCATTATACATTTGTTCAACCAAAGAAGTAGTAGGTACAATAATTAAAACTCTTCCAGCTTTTGGATATGCTACACCATCAGTTAACATTTGTAACCAAAATTTAGCAAGCAAATATATAATTAAAGATTTACCAGAACCAGTAGGAGATACAAGTATATTTCTTTTGTTATGTAGAGCATGACATAAAGCATCGAATTGATAATCTCGTACTTTAAATGGTAAACCTAAACTTTCAATCCACTCCATAATAAGTTTAGGATTAATATGTACTGTATCGATAGGACCACCATATTTAGTGGTTTCACTACCAAGCATATAAGCACGTTGTTTACAAAATTCTTGCAAGTGGAAAAATAAACCAGCAGGCAATTCTCCAGTATTAGAATCAAATAAACGAATCTTACCATCCCACATTCTATTTTTAAATGCTGGCATAAATTTATAACCAGGCACATAGAATGAGAAATATTCTCTTAATTCAGCTGCGATACCACTATTACATTCTACATGTAAATTAGCGTGAGTTAATTTCCTGACTCGAACTGTTTCCATTTAATCATATTACTTATAGTCTGATGACGCCAATTAAGATTATTTATAATCTCTTGTAATGTCTCAATCATTGTCTTATAATACAGAATTTTTTCTTCTGATTTTTGTATTTCAGGATCTGCATCATAATAATATTCCATTTCACCTTTTAAAATTTTCATACCATCAAAAGGATCTAATGCCCATCCAGTTTCTTTTATTTCTTCTTCTGTCATCTTTCCATTATAATACAACCACTTTTGTTTTAACAAAGTTTTTTGTTTAAACTCTGCTCTCTTTAACATTAGTTTTGCTGTGGAAAGATATTCGAGATATTTACCATGTAAAATTGGTGTATCTCTTGAGGTTTCATCTAAATGATATTCATCAATAGCATTTTCACTTCGCCATTCAGCGAGAATTTTCTCCAAATCCATAATATACCTTATAATAATTCAAAATAACTAAATCTAAACGATGCTCCAAAAGTAACGAACTCAGTACCACTTGCAGTAGATTGAAATTGTACATCTGTTAATGCAACTGGCATACAATCTATATATTTAATTTGTTTTGTCACATTATTATGACTTGACAATATCGATAACACAATATCTGATACAGTTGGTGGTCTTACACCTGCATCTTCTAATCTTGAATTTTCATTATTATCAAGATTAGTTCTCATCCAATTGTACATCTCATTATATGCATCCATATTTTCATCTACAATAATATTTGCAAGTAATTCATTAAATGTAAGTTTATCACCCACAAATGGAATTGATTGCAGTTTTCTAAATGGTACTTCAACAGCATTCATTATCATACCAGGATGAGTAAAGTCCTGACAGAAAAACTCCAAATTTGGGAAGTTTTTTCTATCAATCGTTATCTTAAACGACGTGGGCTGTAAGTAGTTAATATTTGATGTTAGTTCTGCCATGATTCTATTTATAACAGTTTACATAAAAAAAGAGGCGCCGAAGCGCCTCTGAGTTGAGATAGAACTTTTTATTAAGAACCTAGAATGTCGTCCACTCTGAAGATTCTGTAGTATTGGTTGGTTTTTGCTGTTGCAAGACCATCGCGGCCAGACATATTTCCAACATCTACGAATGGGTTTGATACCATGCCGTAGCGTGTTTTGAAACCAATTTTTGGCTGGAATGTGTCTTCTCCAACTGCACGTACCATAGTTAGTGGTACATATGGGCAGTAGAATACACCAGCGTCATATGGGTTAGTGCCTTTGTAACCAACAGTTACATAGTCATTAGTTGCATATGGGTCGATGTATACGCGAGTACGACCGTTTAGTACACCAGCAAATGTGTTGCCTGTGTCGTCAACGTTCAAGTTAGTGCTTAGAGCTGGTGTGTAGTCCAACATACCTGCTGCGCTCAAAGAAGAAGCAACGTCGCTTGAGCAGATGATAAAGTTACCTTTACCTCTACGTGTTTCTTTTGCGATTACGTTTGATTCACGCTCGATCTGCATGATTAAGCCTTTGAACTTCTCTACTGACCAACGACCGTCTGCATCTGTTTGTACGTTGAAGATACCGTTGACAGCTGTGTTAGTTGTAAGAGCACCAAGCTTCGCTTGTGAGTTAATTGTACGAATTACTTCGCGGTTAATTTCAGCCATGATCTCAGTTGACAAAATGTTCGCCAACTCAGTTTCAGCATCAAGACCATGAATTGCTTTCAAGTCTTGTGCTAGTTCTAAGCTGTATTCCGCTTTCAACGCACGTGACTTCGCAGTCACAGTTGCTTTTTCAATGGTGAAACCCATTTCGTTGAACGCAGAACCACCTGTTGAACCAAGTGCTTCAGCATCTGCCAATGGCATTGCTGAACCTGCAAGAGCAGTAGTTACGGAGTCAGCAATTGTGCTGTCGCCGTCACCATCAGTTGAGGTACCAAGACCTGAACCGTCTGTTGGCTGTGTGAAGCTTGAGTCACCTGAGTAACCTGTGTTTGCTTCGTCGAACAATGCTTCATCATCTACAGACTGACCGTTAGCAGCTGTCTTGTAACGTGAACGCATTGCAAAGATAAGACCTGTTGGTCCTGTCATTGGCTGAACACCACATACGTCATATGCCATTAGGTTTGGCATTGCGCGACGTACAAGTGCGATTAGGATTGGATTCCAGTTAGCAGCCGCACCAGTATTGTTTGTTGGCGCTGCTTCTGCAATCATGCCCTCTTCCATAAGAGCTTTTTCTTGGTTCTCAAGAATTGCTGCTGTTACAGCTTTTCTGTGAGCGTCTTTAATCGAGCCGGCAGATTCTTCATTAAGAACTGGGCTCCACTTTTCGACGAGTTTGTCGTATGCTACTTGCATAATGGATTACTCCCTATTTGTTTGTCTTAGTGCAGATAGATATTTTGCCATTGAATCTGTTGCAGTTACTTCTGCTCCGTCATCAACATCAGTTGGATCTAAGTCTGCAGACTCGGTTACTGATTTTTTGAAATATGATTCTTTAACAGTTGCAACTTTCGCTGCAAATGTTTCTTCGTTTTCGAAATCAATATCTTCTACTAGGCCTTTCAGCTTTTCAACTTGAGTTTCGGCTAAATCACGTGAAGCTTCACGAACAACTTTTTCGCGCTTTAGTGTTTCTAGTTCTTCAACCATTTCGATCTGCTTGCCAGTTGCACTGTTAAGCTTCTCTTCAAGTTCTTCAACTGTTTCGGCTAGTTCGTCAACTAGGTCGACTTTAGACTCTGGTACTTCGATGTAAGATTCAGTGAATAGATCTTTCAAGCTATTCATGAATTTTTCTGCGATCTCTGTACGTAGACCTGATTGGATTGCAACTTTGTTGTCTTCCATCCAGCCTTCTACAACATAGTTCAAATAGTTGTCTACTTGATCTACAAGATCTGCTTTAGTAGATTCAATCTCTTCAGCAAGCTCTTCGTTGTATTTTTCTTCAAGGCGATCGATTTCTTCTGCTAGCTTCGATTTGATAGCTGCTTCAAAAATCACACCTGCTTTATCCTTGAACTCTTCGCTTAGAGTTGCTTCATCAGCAATCAATGCGTTAAGATCATCAGAGAAATCTGCTTCGTACTGGAAATCAGCTGCTGTTGTTGTTTCCATTACTTCTTCAGAATCCTCAACGCCTTCTGCAAACATTTTGCCATACATGCCAGCCAAATCTTCTTTTTTCATTTTTGACATTTTCATGTATGCAGCGTTAATCATGCCTGCTTTTGTTTTAGGCATTGGATCGGCAGGAGCTTTTACCATAGGATCAGAAGATCCTTTATCACCTTTACGTGCCTTAGCTTTAGGTCCTTTGTCACCTGCAGAATCTACAGATGCAACTGACTGAGCTTCAGCGTTTTTAGGATCATGAGTTCCTTCCACGACTTCGTTCTCTTCGTCATGGAGTTCTACATCCTGATCTTCTACTTGATTTTCATCAGTCATAGATGACTCCTTTTAAAATTTAGATTTGAGTAACGAGAGGAAATTCTTAAACTCACGAACCTCTGTTTCGTACAGATTTGCCCGCGGAGCCTTTTTAATTTCAGTCTCCATTTCTTCAATTGCTCTTCGCTCAATAATGCCGTTGTTCCATACCCACTCAACACCTTCCATTACCCCATTTACGAAAGCGCTAGGTGCGGAGGGATCCTGAACAATATCTACTGCATTGAGTAGAAAGTCGTCTTTAACGACCATTGCGTCATTAGTTCGCTGTAAGCTTCCCATACCACGAGTCGAAACGCCCAGTTGAACACCGCCCTCGAGTAGACCTTGTACGATCTTACCCATAGGAGTCTCCAATACTGTGGCTTTTCCCACAACATTGTTCCCCGACCATTCGAGGTTATCAATCTTGTGTGAAACCTTATCCAGATTAACAGTTGGTCCTTCAGGATGATTTAACTCACCAACCGCACGTCCTTTTTGTACTTGCTCAGTAACGTATTTGTTAACAGCGCTTTCCATTACAGCACGTGGGTAAATGCGACCATTTCTGTTCTTCTGTTCAGCGGACATAAACACGCCTTCAATAGAGTACTTTTTAGACCCGTCTTTACGAGCTTCAGTAAGTACCTCTAGATGGTCTTCTGTATATTCCGCTATTAATCTCATTTCATATCCCTATATTGTTTAATAAATGTTTCTCCAGCTTTAAATGCTTCTCGTTCAGTGCGGTATGCATCAAGCGGATCTCCATCTACATAAGCAACATATTTTCCTTTTTCGTTTGTTACTACTACTTTAATTCCATTAAAGGATCTTGTTTTTCCTTTAACTTTTTGTTTCCGTAGAGAGTTAAACCGTTTCATTTGTTTCTTCTTACTATTATTTATAATAATTTAAATTTTCACTGTCTAAACTTATGAGAACACGATACGTAGATTCACGTACGTCTCCATTATGAGTCGTCGTCCTCACTGTCCTCGTCTCCCATTTCGAGTTCAGCATCATTATCGGGCTCTTGTAAGGTTTCGGTCTCACTTTCTTCATCGGATTGTGTGATATTATCTTCTTCTCCGACATCATCATCCTCGAGATCGAGTTCAAGCTGTTCTTCTTCAGCTCCGTTATAGATTTGATCAGCGAGTTTAATTTTCTCTTGATCTAATGCATCATTTACTCGCTGTGTCATAATTTCACCAAAAATTTCATTGGCTTTATTATAATCTTTATTCAATGCATTTTGGATCATATCAGTTGTCATTGTCATTGTCTTCACCTTC